ATACAGCCGGACACCATAAGATTCTAACCTTATGTTGGCGTTGGAGAAAAAGCGTTATGTTTTGTCGCGAAAGCGTCGGACATGCTTATCCGATATAACGTTTTATTCCATTTGTTTATTTGCATCCCGTGTTCAGTTTGGTCCCTTGCAGGCCAGTACACTGCCTGGTAGAACTTGGGATCACGCTTATCACAAAGCCTATGTAATAATCTCCGCAGCTTCTGCGGGGACATTTCTACTTAGCTCTTCAAGATCTGTCCGGATCGGGAAGAATTTCGTGAGTCGGTTCCGAAACTTAAGGAGTCTAGTCGAATTCCGGATGAGGGATTTTACTTCCTCTTCTGGTTTTCGAAAATCCTCCGTAAGTTCGGCAGAAACCCGATCTACGACTTTCGCAACCTCCATCAGACCTTGAAAGATTTCAAGGATTTGTTCGACTTTGTCTACAGAGACCAAAATCCCTGCATCATAGTCGGCAATTCCTAGTCCATCTCTCACGTCCTCAGGCTGAAGGGATAAATCAAAATCAAGTTTGGCTTTACTCGCATTTTTCATTGCTCTCAGAATCGAGAGTCGCTCAAAGTCTCGCACTAGGTAACCATCTAACAAATCGTAGATCGGATTTGTCAGTGATTTCGTAGCGTAAGCTGTGGGGACCCTGTCCTCATACTGCAGGAAAACTGGCGTCCGGTTATCGAGTCCTCCAGTTGGTTCAGATTCTGCGAAAGGACTTCGGAGGGTCTGCACCTTCCGTTGTAACTTAAACAGAGTCGTCTCCATCCGGTCGTACTCGACGTCCCAGACCGATTGAAGCATTTCACCCCAATTGGAATCAGGGATTACAGCCATTGTCCGTAAGGACGTTAGTCGTAACCAAAGATCCCAAGGGAGTGGGTCAACCCCGCTCGGTGAAAACCATGCAAGTACATAATTTCGGCACCGTTTCGGTAGATTGCTGAATAAGCCCGTAAGGGCTGATTTAGCAGTATTACTGATTCCAACGACCGAAAGATATCTAGCCAAAGAGGTCATCCGCACTCGCCGAGCAAGCTCGACAAAAGCGGGGAGAGAATGAGATGCAACCGCAACCTCCTTTAGGGAGATCGGGGAAGCGTCTTTTCCTCTCCAAATGAACCGTTTAGCAAACTCCATGCTAATACCAACCTCTGCAACCAGTGACTTGCTTCGATTGATACTAACACCTAGTGCTTCGACCATGATTCGGTAGTATTCCTCAGCAATATTTTTATCTCCGATGACAATGTCGTCACCAAGTACTGCATATGCCGGGAACCAATTCACAATTTTCGTCACTCGATAGGCAGCTAGCTGTACCACAAAGTGGTGCGTTAACGCTAGTAAAGCCCAAGAGGACCTTGCCCCCATGGGTTGCCCGACTGCGTACCGATAATTTCGAGCTTCTCCACTTACACCGGCGTTAGCCAATGTAGATGAAGAAAGTCGATAACCTCGGTCCGTCAGAAGGAGAACCCATGCTTTTGCCAATCTAGGACCTAGGACGTACTCTAGAAGTACCTGCTGCAAGACAACCGGTAACCGGTCGGTCGCAGCGGATAAATCATAAGAATACAGACCCGAAAGTCTATTTTCCTGAGCATACGCCATAAGTCTTTTGATCGGCGCAAGTTGGTCAAAGGTTCCGTCCTGAGGAATACCGCGCAACACATCAAATACTGCATCATGAAGGGGAGCTAATAGCCAGTGAGTCCAGCAATCAACCATTGCAAAGACTCTAACTTTTCCAGCGGGCTCCACTTTAAGTCCTAATCGAGATACATCACCCGATGTATAATCGAAAGGGCAATGGTGCCCTAAATATTCGAGAATCCGTAGGAGGTTAATGTTACCAGTCTCGGCAGTCCACTCTTTAAAGGCTTTGTAAAGGCCTTTATCGTGTAG